TCTGGCAATATATACCCGATGCAGTCCAGAACGATGCTGGATAGTCCTTTTACTGCCCGACCAGTCACAGACAGTCCTGACTAGTGGCAGCTCGTAAGCAGCCGCTACGAGGGGCAACCAAGGCAAGGCTCCACAGCCCACTTCTTAAGGGTAAAACACGCTCAGATGAGATCGCTAAACTTGCAGATGATCTTGGCATGCCTTTATTGCCGTGGCAGAAGTGGATGCTTGATGACATGATGCGAGTAGACGCTAAAGGCATGTACATTCGCAAGACTTCGCTCTGTCTTATTGCTCGCCAGAACGGCAAGTCCCACTTAGGCCGCATGCGTGTCATTTGGGGGCTCTTCTATGGAGGCGAGACCAAGCACCTAATCATGAGCTCTAACCGAGCGACTGCCCTTATGACTTTTAGAGAGATCGCATGGATCATCGAAAACGCACCGCACCTTAAGGCTGGCACTAAAGCGATCCGCTACGCCAACGGCGGCGAACGCATCGAGCTCTTAAACGGGGCAACGCTTGACCTTGTATCTGATACTCGTGACTCATCTCGTGGACGCACTGCCGATTTTCTTTGGATCGATGAAGTCCGAGAGATTAGCAAGGATGGCTACACGGCTGCGATCCCTACGACTCGCGCTAGACCTAACGCACAGACTTTGCTTACATCGAATGCCGGGGACGCCTTCTCCGAAACGCTAAACACGCTAAGAGAAAGAGCTCTATCTGCTCCGCCTAAATCATTCGGATTCTACGAATGGTCAGCACCGCAATACTGCAAGATTACAGATCGCAATGCATGGGCGATGAGCAACCCTGCTCTGGGCTACACAATATCGGAGGAGTCACTTGAAGAAGCTGTTGCAACGAATAAAATTGAGGATATTAGGACTGAGCTTTTATGCCAATGGATTGATTCTCTACAGAGTCCATGGCCTCATGGCGTACTTGAGGCAACCTCCGATGCCACGCTCCAGATTCCGATCGGCGGCTATACAGTATTTGGCTTCGATGTATCTCCTTCTCGCCGCAATGCGAGCCTCGTTGCTGGTCAGATTATGGGTGACGGAAGAATCGGTGTCGGGATTCTCCAGACGTGGGAAAGCCAAGTCTCGGTCGATGATCTAAAGATCGCAGCTGAGATTAAAGGCTGGGCTGATCAATATCGTCCAAAGATGATCTGTTATGACAAGTACACGACACAATCGATCGCTGAAAGATTGGCCAATGCTGGTCAAATAATTCAGGATGTCTCAGGCCAGCAGTTCTATCAGGCTTGCTCTGATCTCCTCGATGGCATGGTCAATGGTCGAGTCGTGCATAACGGCCAAGAAGAATTGATAAAGCAGATGAATAACTGCGCGGCTAAGACTAATGACAGCTCATGGCGCATCGTTAAACGTAAAAGCGCAGGCGATGTATCTGCGCCGATCTCTTTGGCAATGGTTGTATCGATGTTATTAAAACCTCAACAGATCGCAGCGATTTACACCGAGTAGTGTATAATTGCCCTCTATGGGTATCCTTTCGCGCCTCACAGGTGCAGCACCAAAAGCCAATGTTGAAGCGCAGTACGCTCCTCAAGTTCTCGGTGAGTATTCTCCTTATGCAATGCCATTCCAATTCGCTTATGTCGGACGCACAGAAGCAATGGGAGTCCCGGCACTAGCTCGATGCCGCAACCTTCTCGCTGGCACAATCGGCACGATCCCTTTAGAGCTCTACAAGAAATCTACAGGCGAAGAATTAGGAAAGCCACTCTGGCTTGAACAGCCTTCATATCATCAGCCACGTTCTGTCACTATTGCTTACACAGTCGATTCACTTCTATTTTACGGACAGGCATTCTGGCAAGTTGTCGAGACTTATCAGGAGGATGGTCGCCCATCTCGCTTTGAGTGGATCGCTAACAGCCGAGTCACCGCGACACTCGATCGCGACAACGTATTTGTAAAGTCTTACGCAGTTGATGGCACAACGCTACCGATGGATGGACTTGGATCGCTGATCACATTCCAATCATTAAGCGATGGCATTCTCAACACAGGCACATCGACTATTCGTGCAGCTTTAGATATTCAGAAGGCATCAGTAATTGCAGCGGCAACCCCAATGCCTACTGGCTACCTAAAGAACACAGGAGCTGACTTACCTCCAGCAGAAGTACAGGGACTCTTAGCAGCATTCAAGAATGCTCGTCAGAATCGTTCGACTGCCTACCTCACCTCGACTCTAAATTATGAGACAGTCGGCTTTAGCCCTAAAGACATGATGTATAACGAAGCGATTCAGAATCTCGCTACTGAGATTGCTCGACTTTGCAACGTGCCTCCTTATTACGTCTCAGCAGATCAGAACACCACAATGACCTACGCCAACGTAACCGATGAGCGCCGTCAATTCTTAACATTATCTTTACAACCATTTATCTCAGCCATCGAGGATCGTCTATCAATGGACGACATTACAGCTCGTGGCAATATCGTTAAATTTGACATTGACAAGAATTATCTCCGCACTGATCCACTGCAAGAACTAGCAGTCATCCGTGAACTTCTCGACCTCCAGTTAATCACTCAGGAGCAAGCGATGGAGATGACAGACCTAACACCTAACGGAAGCGAAGGAATGATATGAGCGAGATGCTTACATTCTCGGCAGAACTTGTAGCAGATAGCGCAGCACGCACTATCTCTGGCAAGATCGTGCCTTATGATGGCGAGGTTGGAAACACCTCCGCCGGTGCAGTTGTCTTTGAGCGCGGCGCAATTAACATCGCTGATTCAAGCAAAGTGAAGCTCTTACTAGAGCACGATCCTAAGCAGCCAATTGGCCGTGCTCAATTCTTCAATGAGACAGAAGACGGAATCTTTGCATCATTTAAGATTTCTAAGTCATCCCGTGGCACAGATGCTCTTATCGAAGCCTCAGAAGAACTGCGTACTGGTCTTTCAGTCGGAGTTATGGTCAATGCAGCTAAGCCTAAGAACGGCGTGCTGTATGTGTCGAGTGCTGACCTCCTCGAAGTAAGTTTAGTGCAGGCCGCCGCATTCAAGTCAGCAGCCGTCACTGATATAGCGGCGTCTGAAGATGAAGCCGTTGAAGAAACCCTACCAACAGAAAGCGAGACAGCCACAGTGGAAACCACTCCAGCAGTCGAAGCAACACCTACAGTTGAGGCTGCCGCAGTTGAAGCTGCTCGCCCTGCTGTAACAGCAATGGCTTACACAAAGCCACGCATTGAACTAACAGCTGCAAAGTATGCAGAGCAGTCAATTCGCGCAGCACTAGGCGATGAAGATGCTCGTCAGTACCTAGTTGCAGCAGACAGCACAGCAAATAACCCTGGACTCGTTCCTACACGTCAGTTGTCAGAGATCATCAACCCTCTCGGCACAACTATTCGTCCATCAATCGAAGCAATCACTCGCGGAGTATTGCCAGATGCAGGTATGACTTTCGAGATTCCAAAGATCACAGCAATGCCAGCAGTCGCTGAAACTGCACAAGGTAACGCATTCCAAGACACAGATATGACATCTGATTTCTTGTCAGTAACTGTCAAGAAGTACGCTGGACAACAGACATTTTCTGTCGAATTGCTAGACCGTACATCTCCAGCATTCTTTGATGAACTCGTTCGCAACATGGGCGCAGCATACGCAAAGGCTACAGATGCAGCAGTTAACGCAGCAATCATCTCAGGTGCATCACTAGATGCAACTACAGTTGCAACATATCCAACAGCAGCCGAGCTTCTCGGCGTAGTTGCTCGTGGCGCAGCTTCTGTCTATAACGCAACACTTGGCCTATCAAATCCATTTGCTCGTAACATGATCGTGAACACTTCACAGTGGTCTAACATCATGACTCTTAACGATGCAGGTCGTCCAATCTACACAGCTTCACAGCCACAGAACGCAGGCGGAGCAGTCACACCTACAGCCCTACAGGGTAACGTTGCAGGTCTTAACCTCTACGTCACACCGAACACAGCTTCAGGTACTGACACAGATGGATCAATCCTTATCGTTAACCCAGATGCGTACACATGGTACGAGTCACCAACATACCGCCTACGCGCAGAGACAACTGCAACAGGACA